TTAGGCAAGTTTTACGACGAATTAACCGAACTTTTAGACACGTTTGTTGAAACTTACATGGGTAAGTATGGCAGAATGAATCTTAACGGCTTAATAAACGTAAAAGTTGATGACGTAGACGAGTTAATGGACGAAACTTACGTAACTTTGGAATTGATGGAACCAAAAATCGATAAAAAGTGTACAGATTTACTTAATATCTTAGCGGATATGAAGGAACTTGTTAATCGTACTAAATACATGTTAACTTTAAAATAATGGAATACTTTAATTGGAAAGAGTTTAAGGGGACCGGATGTCAGGCGGTGGATATGTGCGCGGCAACCATTTACGCTCATAGAATTAAAAACGTACCTATCAAAGCGGTTCACATATTGCCAAGAATGTACGGTCAATATCAGCAATGGGCCGATATACAAATGAAAAAATTAGGCGGTCGCAGACTTACAGATGAAGACGCGCTTTGTTTTGACGGTGTATATATCGAAAAAGGTTCGGACATGCAATCGACGCCGATTGTTATTGAATTATGGGAACAAGCATAAAATGGATAAGTTTAATTTTGATAAAATAGGCAAAAATTTGGAGCGTTTAAAACACGAATTGCCAAAGGTATTGGCTAACGACACCAAAAACTATTTTGTCGAAGAGTTTAATAAGCAAGAATGGAACGGGACAGCTTGGGAACAAGTACAAAGAAAAATTCCCGGGACAAAAGCTTATAAATATCCAAAGAAAGGCGCAGACGCAAGACATGGACGAGCGATATTGGTAAAAACGGGTAAGTTAAGGCGTGACGTGGTTAATAGTTTGGAGCGTGCCGATTGGGACATGATAAGATTTAAAGTAAAGAATGATTATGGCGCTTATCATAATGTCGGTACCGATAAAATACCGCAAAGGCAATTCATGGGGGACACGCCAAAGCTAAGACAACGCCAATTAGATAAAATTAAAAGCTACATGCAAAGAATATGGGCATAAATAACGCTATATTAGACATAAAAGCACAATTGCAAAACGCGATTGGCTTTTGCCGTATATTCAATAATCAATTTCGATACATGGACGAAGGGAAGATAGAATCATTCCCTTTCCCATGCGCTTTTATTGAGGTTCAAATGCCGCAAGACCATTCACAATTAAGTTCAGGTGTTACAGAATCGGACGTGACTTTTAAAATACATATTGGACAAGTAGAATATGACGCCCAAGATGGCACACTTGAGGAAAATAAAAGTATATTTGCATTAAGGGACCAAGTTGTTAAACTTTTAACATATTACGAACCTTCCGGATGTAGTCGATTGATGAAAGTAAGGGAAGAGCAAGACTATGAGCATACAAACGTATACCATTATCAAGTACATTTCCAATGCTCATTTATAGATACTACCGGACAAGAGGACCAATTTTTTAAACAACCGCCAACGAATGTTGAAATAGACGTAACAAAAGTAAATTATATAATATAATGGCACGAACAATCGCCCAAATTCAGGCGCAAATTATAGCAACCAAAAACGCCCAACCGGAATTGGCCGGCTTAACAAGTACGTCAAAGCGTGCTATTTGGAATCTTTGGACTTTTGTTGTTGCCGCTTGTATTGCTATATTTGAACAATTATTAGATTCATTCTTAACAGAAGTTGAAACGCAAGTCGCACAAAGTGCCGGCGCTTCTGTTTTATGGTTACAAGCCAAAATGTTTCAATTTCAATACGACGCCACAACCCCTCAAGTAATACAGTTAATCAATACAGTTCCACAATACCCGGTTGTTGACGCAAATAAGCGAATAATAACGGCATGTAGTGTGACGAGTAGCCTAAGCAACCAAGTAAGTATTAAAGTGGCAAAATCAAGTCCATTTGTGGCCTTAGCTACCGCGGAACTAACAGCGGCGCAAAGCTATATTAACACAATTGGGGCGGCGGGAATTACTTATAACGTTATTAGTTTAAACGCTGATAAATTATATGTTCAAGCACAAATTTACTACCAAGGACAATATTCAACGGTTATTCAACAAAACGTTATTGACGCAATCAATAGTTTTTTACAAAATTTATCTATTGTTAACTTTAACGGTTCAATGAAGATTAGCGATTTAGAAGGAGCAATTAGAAACGTGGCCGGAGTTAATGATGTGGTATTAAATAACGTGAGGGGAAGGGATGATGCTAGTTCTTTTTCAAATGGTATTGATTTAGTATTGAATAACACGGTAATATCTAGGCAATGGAATACAATTGCGGGATATATCGTACAAGAAACAACAACCGGAAAGACTTTTGCTGATTCATTAACATTCATAGGCCAATAATGTCACTTTATAACATTAGCTTTTACAATAAAGTAATTGAATTACTACCGGTCGACAAAAGACAAGCAATCAATGTACGTTGGTTGCAATCCCTTATTTCGCCGATTCAATACTTAAGGGATAAATATTTAGGCGATTACAAAACCGGGAGTTCTTATCCTCAATGGATAGCCGGTACGTATTCAAAAGGCGCAAAGGTTGTTTTTAAAAATGTAGTTTACGAATCTTTAATAGATGGAAACACAGACCAACCGCCGACCGCTAATTGGATGACTTACCTTCCTTCGTTTATGGGGGTGGACCAAAGGGTTTTATTTAATGGCCAAAAGTTAACTTTAGAATACGCCTTGAATCAAAGATTTCTTGGCACATTCAGACAACCGCCATTGCAAAGCGATATTTATATAACTAATAACGCTTTGGGAATAACATATTTTAGGTCCGGGAATACAGAGGCGATAAGTAGTTCGGTTTATGCTGATAATTCATCGGAGTTAGTAATTAATTCTTACGACATCGCAATTCAATATAATTTTACAATACATATTCCGGCGGCTATTTATTCAGGTTATCCAAGCGAAATAAATAATTTTGTCAATGGATTGATACCGGCCGGATTAACATTTAACATCGTAACATACTAATAAATGAAAAAATTAAGCACCGCGAACATTTCAAATACTGTCGCAATGCCTATAAAGGGCGGAACTTTAGATTTTGTTCAATTAGCCTATCAGGAGGTAATTGATGCAATCGTTAAAAACATCATTGGCGGCTTAACATCGCCAACAAGTTATTATATTTTATACGGTTGTAAAAATACCGGTAGCGGTTCCAATTACATTATTGGAGCGGGTGCCATTTATTACAACGGCGAGGTTTACTTAGTTCCGGCGGCTACATTTACGGCGGCTAGCGGGCAAGTTGCGGTTGGTACTATAACAACCAATTACTACGCAACAAACGCGGACCCGGTTTTATTTACCGATGGAGTTTCAAGAAACGTCCATCAAATAAGAACGATAAACTTTGCGTCGGGTGTTTCAGGAAGCGGAAGCGTAGACCTTACGGGCCTTATCAATACCCCATTGACTTTAAAGAATGAGCAAATTGCTACAATGCCGTCAACTTATACGGTTTTCTTTGACCAAGACCGCGCGGTTTTCTTTGGTTCAGTTCCGGCAAGCCCTACAATTACTTTTGATTTTACAAACGCAATTCCGGGCAACGTTTTACGTTTAAAGTTTACCTTTGCTACGGCCTTATCATTAACAGTAACGGCACCTTCGGGATGTACGGTTGTAAATGACAATAACGCTACGGCTTCGGGTGCGGGTACTTATTTATTTTATTGTACTTACTTAGGTAAGAACGCGGCCGGAAACGATGAAGTTTCTTATATTTTAAAATCTGTTTAATGCTTAAAAGATATTTTATAGCGGGAGGCGCGGGAACGCCGGGGACGGTGTCGTTTAATGTTTATGGTAAAATCCAAAACGTTGCGGCCCCTTTCGCGGATTCTGAACCTTGCTACATGTATTATTCAACCAATGGCGGGTCAACATGGACAGCGGTTCCGGGAAATGTAAGCTTTATTAGCAAAACAACTTACGGCCTGTTAGGAACAATAACCGTAAATGTTGGAACGACTGTTTATTTAAGAACCGTGGATGGAAACAATGACCCAACTTATAAAATTGAATCATGTTGGGACAATGGATGTACGGGTGGATTTATTTACGGGGACAAAGTTATAAGCGTAGGTGCATCGCAAGCTGACATATACGCGACAGTTAGATTCTCAAGTACGGGACATTGGTATTATTATTAAACTTATAATAAATGGACACAAAGTCAACGCAAGAACGCCGAGCGGTTGCGTATTTAACGCCTAAAAACGATGTTTTATTGCGTAGCTATGCGGACGTAAACGAAATAACAATAAGCGAGGCAATAAACAAAACGGTAAAAGATTTTTTCCAAAGATTGCCGGCCGAACAAAAAATAGATTACTTAAGTAGGGCTAGAACAAAAAATAATTACTAATATTACATTTCATACGGTTTAGAAAGCAATAATCGGCCTTCGTTTCTACGAGGGCTTTTTTTATAAATGTGGCACACATTTTACCATTGTTTACAATTTGTTGTATTTTAGTGTATGATTTACTGCGTAGACCCAACAGTTGATGAACCAATAATGCTTATAAATAAGCATATCGGCTTTGATGAAAAAGAAGGACAAGGCATTGACGGTTCTTTGTTTCAACAAGAACTTTTGATGTTGGATAACATGGGTAAGAAAAGAATCCAAGTTTGGATTAATTCGCCCGGGGGAATTGTGATGGATGGATACAGCATTTACAATGCAATCTTAAAGTCCAAAACAAAGGTTGACACCTACAATGTAGGAATCGCGGCAAGTATCGCGGCGGTTATATTCCAAGCGGGACGCAATCGTATCATGGCCGATTATTCTTTACTTATGTATCATAACCCATACGGGGGCGAAGGTGGCGAAGAGTTAGAAAAGATGAAAAAGAGTTTGGCTACCATGATTGCACAAAGAACCGGAAAGAGCGAAGCTGAAATTTTGGCTATTATGGCTAAGACGACATGGATTACAGCTAGCGAGGCTTTCAATAGTGGTTTTTGCGATACAATAGAAACGAGTAGCGAGCATAACAAACGTCGCGCGGTTGTTCCAAGTTCTGATATAAAGGCAATGTGGACCGAAAGCGACAAGGTATTAAACAGCATATTTTTTAAAACAAATAATATCAAAATGACAAAAGTCACTAACAAGTTAGGCTTAAATGCCGAAGCGAATGAGGATGCAATCCTTAGTGCTATTGCTTCTATTGAGAATAAAAAAGCGGAAGCCGAAGATTCTTTAAAGAAAATGGAAGACAAAATGGCTAAAATGGAAGACGAAATGGACGAAATGAAAGCTAAGTATGCAGAAGCTAAAAAGAAAGCCGAAGACGCTGACGAAGCGAAGAAAAAGGCAGAAGACGAAGCAGAAGACAGCAAAGCTAAAAACATGATTGAAGGTTTCGTAAGCCAAGGTCGTATCAAAGCTGAAACAGTAAATTCATGGGTTGCAAGTGCAAAAACTTTAGGTTTAGAGGAAGTTAAAAACTTAATCGAAGCTTTACCAATGCACAAAGCGGCTAACAAAATCAATGTTTCTGAAACAGCTAATTCAGCGGTTTTAACAAACGTAGTTGCTAGCGCAATGGCTGATTTAAGAACAAAAAACAAAATTTAATTAATTAAAAAAGTATAAAAAATGTCAGAAGCATTAAATATCCAAGACACCTCATGGTCAGGTCCGGCGGCGTCTTATATGATTACACGTGCCGTAGTTGGTGCGGACACAATCGAAAAAGGTTGTATCTATGTTGAGGATGGTATCCGTAAAAAGAAGACTATCCCAAGAATTGAAGTATCTAACTTTATCCAAAAGCGTACAGCTACCCCAACTTCTCAAGGTGCGGTAAACGTTGACGGTCGCGTGTTAGAACCACAAGACTTAATGTTGTACTACGAATTCAACCCAAGAGATTACGAACAACACTTCTACGCGGAGCAATTACAACCTAAGTTATTAGGTCGTGAATTACCGGTTACAGCGGAAAACTTTATGATGATTCAAACAATGAAGCGTCTTAATGAGTTCTTTGAAAACGCTATCCACAGAAGTCGTAAGCAATACGATACAGACCCGGGCGGTGCGGCTGTTGACCCAACAACTAAGGGCGAAACAGCGGACGCGGCTAACTATTTCTATTTTGATGGTTTAATCAAAAAGTTATTGGATGCTGTAAGCGACCCAACTTACCCAACTATTAGCGTACCTTCTCCGGTTGCTTTAACTACTGCAAACATCCGTGACAAGTTCACAGCGGCGTTGAATTTAGTACCTAAAGCATTATTAGGTCGTTTTGGTAAAGGCGGTTTAAAGTATGTTGTTTCTTATGCTGATTACTTGAAATATGGTGAGGCTTTGAGAACAGATACTTACAAGAACGTTCGCTCTGATGAAAAGGCATACGACCAATTCCGTGGATACGAAATCGAAATGGTTGCGGGTTTACCTGAAAACACTTTCTATTTAGCTATTCAAAAGCCTGACGTTGATTCTAACGCTTGGTTAGGTATTAACAGTACAGAAGATAACCAATTACAATTAATGAGATTGCAAAACAATTCAGAATTGTTCTTTGTTAAAGGATTGTTCAAAATGGATACTCAAATCGGTTTCCCTGACCAATTCGTTATCTATACTACATTAACAGCTTAATAATACAGAGGCGAGCAATCGCCTCTTTTTAAAAACAAATATTACAATGAAAAAAATACTTTTCGCATTATTTATCTTAGTTGGTTTCGCGGCACAAGCGCAATCAGTTACACCACGTACCGGAACCGGTGCAAACAACGATAACACTTTCCGTGCGTTGACTTTTAAATACTATGCCGCGGCTGATGCTGTTGGTGCTGATACTGTTAAGTTATCTTTAAATGCGTACAATACGCATATCAAAGTAACTTTACAAGATAGCTTGTCTTTTTCTTTCCCATCAGTTGCAAACTGTTATTTAGGCGATGTTGTTAAATTCACAATTAATGGAGCAACTAGCGGAAATAAAATCAAATTATTAGGTTCAAATTACGTAGCGGCGTCATCATCTTTGGCTATTTCTACGGGTTTAAAAGCTTATATCGAGTTTATTTTCGACGGTTTCAAGTGGGTTGAGGTTAGCCGTGCTAGCTATTAATACATAACATTATGAGTAAGGAATTAATCAAAGAGGCTTTTTCCCTTCCTCACGTTCAATCTATATGGGTAACTTCTGATAATCATTTTTATTTACATCCGGTTAAGGGTGCAAAGAAAGTGGACAGAGGTACCGATATAGAGGCGGACGAAAAACCCGCAGAACACGAAACAGAAGTAAAAAAACCTACAAAAAAGAAATAACATGGCATTAAACGATATCATCTTCGTAAAAGGCCAAGGCGGTTTGGGTCGTCCCTTACAAGGGGAAGACTTTATTTCCGGCTTGCTTATTTACGCGGCAAACTTGCCAAGCGGTTTCAGTTCGTCTAATAGAATTAAACAATTCTTTAGCGTAGCTGATGCAGAAGCGGCGGGCATTAAAGCCGACTATTCCGACGGAACAGCGGCAACGGGTTCTTATGCGGTAAGCGCGACGGGTTCAAATGGCGATACTTTAAACATTAAAGTTACCGGAGTTGATGGAATCGTTGACTTAGGAACTTATACCAAAGTAAGCGGGGATTCAACTACCGCAAACGTGGCGACTTCAATTGCGGCGGTTATTAATGCGGGAACTGTAACCCATGGTTATAGTGCAATCGCAACAACTAGCACCGTAACAATTACAGCACCTAAGAAAAACGGTGTATTTTTAAATAGCGGCGCTCCAATAGCTGTTACCATTGTGGGAACAATTGCGGGTACGATTACTCAATTTACGGGTGGCGTAGCTTCTAAACAAGCTGTTTGGCACTACCATATTGCAGAATACTTCCGTATTCAACCTCAAGGAAATTTATTTGTTGGTATCTTCGCGGTGCCTTCAACATATACTTTCTCTGAAATTACAACCATGCAAAACTATGCGAGCGGTAAAATCCGTCAAATAGGTGTATGGAAAGACGCAACTTTCGCGGTTGGCGACTTAACTACAATTCATAACGAAATTGTAGCTAACGACGACGCAAACCATAAGCCTTTATCGGCTATTTATGCGGCTGACTTAAGCGCAACGGCTGACCTTTCAACTTTAACCGACTTAAACACATTATCAGCTAACAAAGCGAGTGCGGTAATTGGACAAGATGGTGCGGGTTTAGGTTCACTTTTGTATAAGAGTTACGGTAAGTCAATTACTGTTTTAGGTGCGGTTTTAGGTGCAACAAGTTTAGCGGCTGTAAGCGATGACATTGCTTGGGTTGGTAAATTTAACATGAGTAATGGTTACGAATTAGACACTTTAGCTTTTGCAAATGGTGTTTTAGTTAGTGCGTCTTCTCAAAGTTTCTTAAACAACTTGGACAATTTAAGATATATTTTCTTAGTTAAATATGTAGGCATTAGCGGTTCTTATATCAATGACAGTCACACGGCTATCGTTGTAACTTCTGACTATGCTTATATTGAGAACAACAGAACAATAGACAAGGCAATCCGTGGCGTATACGCTAGCTTATTGCCGGCTTTAAATGGTCCATTGCAATTGAATTCAGACGGTACTTTAACAGATACAACAATCGCTTATTTTACAAGTTTGGCGGAAACTAATTTGACCCAAATGATTAGAGATAACGAATTGAGCGCACAACAAGTTTCAATCAATACTACTCAAAACGTATTGGCTACAAACACTTTGATAATCGCTGTAAAATTGGTACCTATCGGAGTTGCAAGAGCAATCCAAGTAAATATTAAGTTCACAACATCAATCTAATAAAATGTCAAATCCGTTAATTAATGGCGTTAATTATTCATGGGCCAACGTAAAATTGGTGCTTTTCGGAGTTCCGGTTGTTGGTATTACCCAAATTGAATATAAGCGCAAACAAAAGAAAGAGAACAACTACGGCTTTGGTTTAGAACCGGTAAGTAGAGGTTACGGAAATAAAGAATATGAGGGAAAAATTACCTTGTATCGTGACGAGTGGAACGCTATAATTGCGGCCGCTCCTAATCGTGACCCATTGGATATTCCTTGGTTTGATATTCAAGTTTCCTTCGCGGGAAGTAGAGTTCAACCGGTTTTGGATGTTTTAAAAGCATGCGAATTCATGGAAGACCCTTTCACAGTAGCGCAAGGGGATACAAAAATACTTGTTGAAATCCCTTTAATCATTGGTTCAATCGACCATAAATAGACAATCTTTTTTTTCTTGCGTTGTTTCATGATTTTTAAGTTAGGCGGGATATTTTTATATCCCGCTTTTTTATTACATTTGTACAAACATTAAAAACATGACACAAGAGGAAATCGAATCAAAAGTTCAGGAATTATCCGTTAAACATTCGGCGGTTATACATCCTATTGTATTTAAAGTAGAAGACAGCGAAGACACTATCGTCGGATTCATTAAAGAACCGCCAAGATTCGTAAAGCTTCGAGTTATGGACAAGGGATTAACTAGCCCCGTGACAGCGGCAAGCGAAGTTGTAGACGCTTACTTAATTAAAGAGGAAAGCGACCCTAGAATTTACAGCGAAGCGCCCGAGAATGACAAGTATTATTTAGGTGCAACGCTTGAGGCTTACAACTTAGTCACTTTAGCGGTTAATCAGTTTAAAAAAAAATAGAAGATTTTTGGGTCGATGAAAATTGTGACGATATAACGCAATGGGAATGTTTAATTCAATATTATTTTAAAATAGACCCCGACACTTTGAGCGATGAAAAATTCGCACAATATATCGGAAGATTACAATTCGCCCTTAAAAAGACCGCCCAATGGCAACAGTAAACGAGAACGTCCAATATACCCTTACACTTAAGGACCTATTAACCGGAAAACTAGGCGAAGCAAACGCGGCCGCCCAACAATTAGAAGGAACAATGGGGATGCTTAAAAAAGGTTTAGGCTTATTAGGTGTGGGCTTTGCCGTTTTTAAAGGTGGCGAATTTATAAAGGAATCAATAGAGGCGTTCCATCAATTGGAACAAGCTAACGCACAAGTTCAAGCGGGCCTTGTTTCTACAAAAGGCGCGGCGGGATTAACTTTTGACGACGTACAAAAAAGCGCAAAAGGTTTAGCCGCTCAATTACCTTATTCAAGGTCGGCGCTTTTGGAAATGCAATCAATTTTATTGACGTTCCCATCAGTTACAAAAGAATCATTTACCCCGGCAAGTGAAATCATAGCCGATATGTCAACCCGTTTAGGTCAGGACCTTAAGAGTTCAGCTATTCAGGTAGGTAAGGCATTGCAAGACCCTATTAAGGGAGTTACCGCGTTACGTCGTGTCGGTGTTAACTTCAATGAAGCACAAACTGAAATGATTAAAAATATGGTTCGTAGTGGCCATACTGCACAAGCGCAAGCGGCAATCATGAAGGAATTAAGAACAGAGTTTGGCGGTTCAGCAAAAGCGGCGGCCGACGCGGACCCAATGTTTAGATTCAATAAAATGATGGGCGCGTTTAAAATGGCCGTGGGCGAAGCCGGGATGGAATTATTAGTAGTATTAAAGCCGGCTTTGGAAGCTGTCGGAAGCTTTTTTGTAAAAGCGGGCGAAAATTTGAAATCATTTATTGAATATTTAAAAGAACATAAAGAATTAGTTAAAGCGGTTGCAATTGGCGTAGGCGTTGCAATTGGAGTTTATGGCGTTTATTCTTTAGTTGTAAATGCGGCGGCAATAGCAACAAATATTTGGACAGCGGCCCAATGGTTATTAAATGCGGCTTTAGATGCAAACCCTATCGGGATTGTAGTTGTTGCAATTGGAGCCATGGTTGCGGCCATTGTTTACGCTTACGAAAAAGTCGCGTCGTTTAGGGCCGGCCTTTGGGCTACATGGGCTGTATTAAAAGAATTTGCAAGTATTGTCGTCGATGTATATACCGGATTAGGCAAAGCCATCATGGGTATACTTACTTTTGACCCTAAAATGATTGCGTCA